CCCGGTCCAGGTGTTGCACGGGGATCTCGGTCACCATCCCCCCCTCGAGCACCAGGTCCTCGTCCGAGAGGATGTGAGTGCAGGCCTCAGAGAGGACGAAGACCGTTTCGGTGATCTTGGGCATGGGTGCCTCAGAGTTTGAAGAAATAGAGGTAATCGAAGTCGAGGGCACAGGCGGCGTAGGCGTTGTCAAGTTCTCCCCCATCGACGAGGGTTTCCCGCCGGACCATCTGTTCAGCGAGGCCGCCAAGGGTCTCGTCAGCCAACAAAGTGGTGAGGACAAAGGACCGGAGTACATCTGTTCCCTCCTCCCAGGGGGTAGGCGGGTTGCCGGTCACCAGGACCCGGATTTCCACGCGGATGCTGCAATTCCGGAGCTGGGCGCCGCCGGCGAATACCTCGGAATTCTCGGCAGGGCTGTCGCCCAGGAAGTAGACGACGATGGCCGGCAATTCGTCCGAGTTGATCGGGATGGTGCGGTCGCGGTGCAGGTAGGTCCCAGCCGGCAGGGTTGCCGCCAGGAGGGTGTAGACCTTCGCGGTGATCAGGACCAGCTGGCTGCTCATGCGAGCCTCAGTTCGACCTGGCCGAGCTGGCCATCATCGAGTGGGGAAGCATCGGTGACGATGTAGGCCGTACCGTCCACCGTGATCGCTGACCGGACCTTGAGGCCCGGGAGCGCGGCGAGGGGGTACATCAGGGTCGAGGCGTCCACATTGATCTCGGCCTGCTGGCCGAAATCATCGTTGGCGCCTGCCCGTGAAAGGTTGCCCTTGCACCGGTAGACGCCGAAGATGACCTCGACTCCGAAGTCCCCGAAAAATGTGGCCATGTCCCCGGCCCCGAAAGCGGCCATTATTCCGAAACTCCGAGGGCGGTGATTCCGTAGGCGAAAGCGGGGGAGACGGTCCCGCCGATGGTCCCGACGGCGCGGATATAGCGCTTGTGTTTGCCCGCGGCGACGCCAATGTGCTGGGTGATTGAACCCGCGTCGGTCACCCCGCCGAAGGTGACCAGGTCGGCCCAGCCGGTACTGCCGTCGGCCGAGTCCTGAATTTTGGTGGCGAGGGTCGGGAGCGTCCCGGCCGTTGCGGCGCCAGCATCAAGGGTGAAGCTCAGGCCGGACCTGAAAGCCGCCATGTCGATCGCGCTGGTGGTGAGCGAAGTGGTACGCGACAGGACGGAAACGATGCTCGTAACGGTCGCGTTGAGGTTGAAGCTGTCAGGGTTGAACATCGGCGGATCCTTTCTTGGTTTTCGGTTTTGGGGGTTCCGCCGGCGCGGGCTCGCTCACGAATGGGGCGGCGATGCCCATGCCGATAGCCTCGCCGGCCAGGCTGTCTGGCAGGTCGTAGACTTCGCCCTGCTCGGAGGTTCCCCCCCCGGGCAGGACGAAAGTGGAGAGCGCGAAGATCCGCATTTTAGGCGGTGGTCAGGCCGGTGCCGACGGTGAAGCTGCCGGGGTGTCGGACCAGGAAGTCGGCCATCAGGAAGCTGGTGAGTTCGATCATCCCCTGCTTTTTGAGGCTGTACGGGTCGAGGATGATCTCCGCGCTGCCGAAGAGGCCGATGATGGCGTCGTTCCAGTTGCCGAAGACGATGCCCTGTTCGGCGCCGCCGGTCTTGTCGGTGCCGGTCTGGACGCCGGAAATCTGCGAGCTGGCCAGGGCTTTGTAGCCGGCCATGATGCCGTTCGAGAGCTGACCTTCCCAGAGGTAGCTCGGGAAGTTGGTGGCCTTCTGCTTGGTGCAGAGCACGCCGGCCATGGTCGGATTGGTGACGAAGCCGAGCGAGCCGGTCAGGGCGTTTGCGACCTGGACCTTGCTCACCATGTCCATGAGTTTGGCCCAGGTGGCGGCGCCGCCCCAGGCGGTGGTATTGACGTTGGAGGTCTTGTAGATTCCGGTCGGCTCGGCGGTGCCGGTGCCGTAGATGCCGGCGGAGTCCAGGGCCCGGGCGTTGACCTGGGCGAAGTCCTCGCGGACCAGGGCTTCCACGCCGTACACGGCCTGGTTGACGAGCTGGCGGCTGAAGCTGGTGGTGGCCATCAGCGTCTTGGGGGTCAGGGTTCGGGAGCCGAGGGTCAGGGTCGACGCGGTGACGTCGGCGCCGCCGTTCTCACCCAGCCAGTAGGCGGTGGCCGCGGCGGTCTGAGCCGGGAAGCTCAGGGGGCTGGACAGGCCGGACAGGGTCCGGACGCCGAGCTGGGCCAGGATCATCTCGGCGCGAAGCATCTCGATCAGCTCGCCCGCTTCGGTGAACTTCAGTTCGTTGCCCTTGGTGCCGGTGGCGCTGTCGAGGCCAGCGCGGAGCTGCAGGGGGATGAACAGGCCGCCCTTGGCTTCGTAGCTGTTGGGGTTGCGCTTGGCCAGTTCCTGGCTGAGGTCGACCTCGAAGCCGGAAGCCTTCCGGCCTTCGGCCTGGTCGATGAGGGCGGCGATGGCGCGGACCAGGCTCCAGCTTCGGGCTTCCTTCTCCGTCAGCTTGACGACGGGGGCGGCCGTGATCGGGGTCTTGTCGGCCATGCGGAACATCAGTTCCTTCCGCGTTTCCGCGATGCTGCGGGTCTGCAGAAGTTCCTCGACGTCGCGCTCCATGCCGAATTTCGCGGCGTGGGCGCGGAGGGCCAGGACTTCCTGAGCGGCCTTGGTGGCCAGCTCGGCCAGGTTGACGGGGGGAGCGACCGCCGGGGCGGTCACGGTGGGGGCGTCCATGCGGACCTCCGTGGGGTTGGCCTCAGTGGCCGGGGTTGGGGGTAGGGGTTCCGCCTCGGTGGAGGGGAGGGAACGGCCGACGCCGACGGCGGTATCGGCGGGGACGGCGACAAAACTCATTTCCATGGGGGTCCACCTGGTGGCGCGGATCGTGTCCGACGCGCCAGAGGCCCCCTTGGTGGTGGTGTACTGGTTGATCTGGTAGCCGACGCTCACCTTCGAGCGGATACCGTCCTGAACGTCCTGCCAGATCTCCTCGGCGCGGGCGGACCTGCCGAAGCGAACCGTGCCGCGGAGCACCTTGTCCCCATCAACTCGGACGTTGGAAAGGGCGCCGACCAGGTCGGACGTATTGTGGTCGACCAGCACGGGGCCGTCGGCCAGGCGCTGCAGGTCGACGGCCTTCGCGGTGTGCTCCAGGATCTCCGTGCCGAACCAGCGCTCGACCGGGCTCTCGCTGGAGATCGCCACCTCGACCGTGCGGCCGGAGACGTCGATACCTTCCCGCGTGAGGACCAGTTCCCTGGTCTGAGTTGCTCGAATGTCAGGCTGCATCGTCTACCTCCTCGCCGTCGACCGGCTCGGGCTCTGGTTTCTTGGTGGTGGTGGATCCGGCCGGCGGAGCGGTCGTGAAATCCAGGCCGAGGTCTTCGGCCATGACCTTCTCGGCCGCCAGCTGCTCGAGCACCTCGTCGAAGTCCTGGCCCTGCTCAGCCAGCACCTGCGTCCGGGTCTTCAAGCCCTTCTCGATGGCGAGCACCGAAGCCTCGACGTCCTTCTTGGGGTCGACCCAGGCCCAGCCGCGGGGGACCCATTTGGGCGCCTTGTACTTGTCGAGGTTCCCACCGATGGTGGGCAGGGACAGGGCGCCAGACAGGACCGCCATTTCCAGCCAGGCCTCGAAGATCGGCTGGCAGATGTGCTCGATCATCCAGGTCTGCAGCATCCGCCACTGCTCCCGCTCCTCGAGCACGCCCGACCGGATCGAGCTGAAGTTCACGCCCTCGAGGTCGTTGGCCAGGCCGTTGTAGGCCACGCCGCATCCGGAGGCGATGCTCCGGAGGATGGCCTTCTGGAAAGCGGGGAAGGCCGCCGTCGGATGCTGGGGGTCCCAAGCCTGGAACTTGTACCCGGGGGGCAAGCCAGTCATCAGGCCGGGCTCAGCGTCGATATTCGGAGCATCTGTGCTGCCATCGCCGGTGTAGGCGTCGCCCAGGTCGGAGGTGAAGAATCCCATCTTCGCCGCAGCCATGCGCGCGGCTACCAGCTCGGCCTCCATGTAGCCGTCGAGCATGCTCATGCTCTTCATGGCCGTGACCAAGAAAGGGATGCCCCTGCTCTGACCAGGCCGCCCGGGGATGAAGGCGTGGATGATTTCCTCCGCCGGCACGCGGATCGTCTTCTTGGTCCCGGCCGCGTCGCTGGGGTGGGTCTCGCTGATGTGGTAGGCGATGGGCTTGCCCCAGGCGTCCTTTTCCACGCCCATCTGCACGATGTTCTTGCCGTGGTAGACGACGCTGGAATCGTTCACACCTCCCAGCTGGTCGACGTCGAGCACCTGGACCTGGAACCCATGAGGGCCTTTGCCGTTGACCAAGCGAATCAGCACCTCGCCGTCCTGGGCCAGAGTGGTGACGAGCAGGCGTTGCAGGTCCAGGCCCGAAAGCTGGCCGGTAACCTCGCAGTTTCCGAGCTTGTTCCACTTCAGCCAGGCGGTTTCCACCTTCTCGCAGGCGGCCTCGTCCTCCTTCCCGCGCGGGGTGAGGATGTTGGCGTCCATCTGGATCCCGGCAGGGCCAACCACATTTGCAGCCATGAGGGAGCCGAAGCGGCGGGCGTAGTCGTTGTTGCGGAACAGTTCCCGCGACCTGGCGCGAAGCTTCCGGAGGTCGCCACGGAGTTCCTGGTCGGCGCTGAGGATGGTGGTGGCCCAGTCGAAGGTCAGCCGGTTGACGGCAGCTCCATCGAAGCTGGAGCGCCGGCGGGGAGCCGGGGTGGCTCGCTTCAGGCCGAAGGCGCCAAGTGCTCGGTCAAGGAGTCCCAAAGGTCACTCCGATCTTGGTCCCCATGCCGAGGCCCTGCTCGCCGCGGACCTGCGCGGCGTAGTAGGCGTGCAGCTTCAGGAGTTCATTCCGCGGCACCCGCTTGAGCATCCGGCCGTGGATGGTGTACTCGGCGACGTCGTCGCTGGCCCGGCCCTCGAGCACGGCCTCGATGCTGTCGAGCATCCGCTTGCAGTGGGTCCGGAGGTCGTTAACCCCGGTCAAGGTCGCCAGATTTTTCGTGACCTGCAGAGTTCCGGTTCCGATGGTGAACCGCTGCGGTGCCTTGGTGACGTAGGCCGACCAGGTGTATAGGCCCGCGGCGTATCCGGCGGAGGTGGCCGCAGGGACGGCCACGAGGTGGTTCTCCCCATCAGCGGAGGCTGTGACCACAATCGGTGCCGGGCCCTGCAGCGCGTAGGTGAGCACCCATCCCGCAGAGGCCGGGTAATCCGGCAGAGACCTGCACCAGGTCCAGGTATCTCCCTGGGCGAGGGCGAGAGGTTCAGTTGTGGGGATGGTTGCGGTCACGGAGCGGGCTCCATGGCCAGGATCCGGTCCCTGCTCGGTTCAATCTGTCGTGTTCGCGCAGATAGTCATCGTTTCCACCCGGTTCCCCAGGCTTTTCCAGTGTTTTTTCGCACTTTCCACCTGTTTTCCTGCCGTTCTGGCTGCGTTTCTTTGGCCTCTGTGGCCTCGATTTCAGGGTTCAGCTGGTCCACCAGGTGCCCGATGTCCTGGATGTTCAAGGCGTAGTAGGCGGCCAGGGCGTACACCTCAAGGTCGATGGCCTCGTTTCGAGGCCTGATCTTCTCGTAAACACGGGTCGGGAAGCCCTTCTGGTAGCGTGTGACCACCTTCTCAGCCGCCAGCTGCTCGAAGTATTCCGTATCCGACCACTCCGGGAAGTGCAGGTACCCGGGGCCGGGGATCTCCCCGCGGAGCCTGGCGAACAAAAGGTCCTTGAGGGTGTCCACACCCACCGGGAACACGGCGATCTTGGCCCGGTTGTTCCGGGTTGGGCGCCCCACCGCTGGCTTTCCAGTGCCGGCCACGCCTTTGATAGCCCAAACCCGGCGGGCGATCCTGGGCCGGCAGAACCGGTAGACGTCGGCAGTGAGGAAGCCGGAGTCGACCGCGGTCGCGCTGATCGTGAGCTGGGCCCCGCTGGCGTGCTCGAACCGTCCGGATAGGAACCCGTCCAGAGACTCCCAGACGCCTTCCTTGGTGGGGTCGCCGTGGAACTGCCGGAAGGCCACCAGCCAGGACTCCTCCCCGCGGCCCCAGGCCCTGACGCTCACCTCGAGGCGGTCAGCCTGCACGTCCACGCCCGCAGTCAGGACCGCAGCCCCCTGGGGGACGGCCGTGTAGGCTTCCCGGCGCTTCATCAGCCCATCGGCGCTGATGCTCTCCCCCTGCCGGTCCTCCCACGTCTCGCCCAGCGTCGTGTTGATGAAGACCCGAAGCTGCTCGGCACCGCCCCGCTTCTTCTCCAGGAAGTCGGCGGCGATCTGCCCGAAGCCCCGCCAAGGGGAATACAGCTCGTTCAGGTGGAAGCCGGCGGTCCCCAGCAGGCCCGGCTTCCCCTTCCGCCACTCCCCCCGATCCAGCATCTTCGGCTTGTGGTGGTCGTGGATCTCCGCTCCGCAGTGCTCGCAGGCGTAGACCGCGGCCCTCGGGTTCTCCTTGTCGAAGGTCACCTGGCTCCACTTGAGCGTCTGGAAGCCCTCACAGTGTGGGCAGGGAACCCAGTAGCGCCGCTGGTCAGAGCCATCGAATGCCATCTCGATCCGGCTGGCGCCCTTCACGGTCGGGGTGGACGTCATGACCAGCTTCCGGTTCCAGAAGGTGGCCTGCCGCTTCTCGGCCAGGCTGATCGGGTCGCCCTCCGTCCCGGCGCTCACCGGGTAGCGGTCCACCTCGTCCGCCAGCACCACCCGGATCGGCCGGCTGGCCAGGGAGGCTGGGGAGTTGGCGCCAGCCATGGTGATGTGGCCACCGGGGAAGGTCTTGTGAAGCAGGGTATTCCCGCTGGCCCGGGCGGTAGCGTCCTTGACCTTGCCCCGGAGGGCGGGGGTATCTCGGAGCATCGGCGCCAGGCGGTCCTTCGACCAGGCCTCCGCCATCTCCAGGGTGGGCTGCAGGAGCAGGATCGGGCTCGGGTCCTGGCTGATGAAGAACCCGATCACGTTGTTCAGGGCCTCGGTCTTCCCGATCTGGGCCCCGGTCATGATCACCACCGTCTGGGTCCCGGGCTCGTTGAGGGCGTCCATCATGCCCCGCTGGTAGGGGGCCCTCGAGGTGTCCCACCGGCCAGGCTCAGCTGAGGACTCCGCCGAAAGCATCCGCTCCCGGTCGGCCCACTCGCTCACGGTCAGCCGCGGCGGTGGCGCCAGGATCCTGAAGGCGGCCAGGTCAAGCGGCAGCATCGTCGCCGATCCTGGACAGCTCCAGCAGCGCCTGGTGGATCTCGTCCTCGGCCATGGCTTGCCGTTCTTCCCTGGTCAGCCCGTCCACCAGGCGGCCAGCCAGCCGGGAGGGGACAGCCAGGAGTCTGGACCGGACCCGCGAGTAGGCCTCCACCCGAGACTCTTCCACTTCCTCGGTCCTGACCAGCTTGGAACTCAGCTCGTTCAGCTCCAGCTGCAGGAGGTCGGCCTGCAAGCGTTCTTTCCGGTTCCGGTCGTTTTCGTCGGTTCCAGCCTGTGACAAACGGGCCTTATCCCAGGCCCTCACCTCGGCCCAAACGTAGTAGTGGCCTTGTCCTTCGCCATGTCGCGGGAGGCCCTCGTCCACCCAACGTTGCACTGTGCGGATGTTAACTTCCATCAAAGCCGCAATATCCGCCAATTTCATATGATTTAACTGATCTTTTATACTCATACTGTTCCTTAATTGCTG